AACGCGACCGGCCAGGCCCACGAGACCCAAACTGTGAACCCACCACCTGCTCCACAACGGTGCCACCACCAAAACCGACTGCCTTCAAGTCGGCCCGCATCAAGTTGTAAGGAGACCGCGTGAGGGCGGCATCTTTACAAGCCTGTATAGCCTTTCTAGCCTCATCAGGGATATCGCTACAGTAATCAGCGGTATCGAAACCCCACGCACGATACTTCTTTGGAAAGCCATGCATGCGAGCCCAATGAAACTCGACATCAGAATTCTGGATCAGCCACCGCTGAGTCACATCAGCACAAGCACGCCAAAATTTGCGAGGGGTAGGAAGCAAGCACTTGTCAATTTCGTTGAACGAAATCTCGCGACCTTTCCACTGCAACGGAAACGCATGGGGGTTCTGTTCACTAGTAGAATTATCCCCATAATAGACAAGAAGCTGGCACAAAAGAGCCTCAATATCAGGCCCGCTATCGATGGACAACAAGTCCCGAAGCTTCCGGATGGACTCCTCTACATGATGCCGAGTAGATATCGCGACAATTATCCTACTCGTGGGTGTGCTCGTGATAACAGAAGAAAAGATTCCCGCGATTGCGTCGTCCATTCCCCGCGTGAAAGCATACCCCTCGCGTTTCTTGGGAGCTTTGAACTCAGGACGGACCTGAAGATCAGCATCAGCCGGAGCTTCGCGAATTGGCTCATTTTGCTCCAAAACGGACTCGGCACCATCGCGATCAGCTTCTACTTCCAATCCCGCCATTTGAAAAATGCGCCCAGTGAGGTGATTTTCTGAAGAGTTGATTTTGTGGGAATAAGTTTTATCCATGGAACCCACTACAACTCCACTGTACAGGGATGCGCAAGCACTCAAATCAAATAACGGAAAGCACCGAGAATACTCCTCCGTAACAAACGGACGATCCACCATCGCATCGGTGAGCGACAAGCGAACAAGAGACTGAATTTTTGGGTACAGCTTAGGCCAAACGTAGGAGTGCACAAGAGCTGAAACATACCTCATGTGGGAATCTTGCGCCGTGCCCTGCCGCTGAAACAAACACGATGCGACAACACGAGAAACATCCAAACTAGGCAGATAACCATCACAAACCCCGTGAGGATCCTTAACGAACCAATGAGACAAGTACTTCAGCTCCTCGATGCGTCTCGTCGGATTGTCAAAAGTGTATTTCATGCCGTACACAAGCATGCATTGCGCAAGTCGATCAAAGAAACCGTCAAACCAAATGCCCTCGTCAAGAGACATGGCAATGTCATCCCCATTCACAACAAAACGGATTTTGCCAGAAACGAGATAATCCAAAGCCATTTCGTCCCCAAAAAGGTCACCTAACGACAGATAGGTAACACTCTGCAAAGCCATTGAATTGTCAACTGTGGTATTGATCGAACCAGATGGATTGCCAAGATGCTTCACACGGACAACTCCATCGAGCATAACCAAAGGGGTGAAAACAGTCTCAGAATACAAATTCCGAAGATGTCGGTGGTACCTAGGGTGCAGCGACGCACACCGAATATGACAGTTCAGCGACATCAACTGAACGCCAACGGACGAGTCAAACCGAGAGCCATCCCCCCCAGCCATGACTCGACCTTGGGTTCCCAAGTAGTTGGCCAAACTGTTCCACCCACCTTGAAACTTGTTTATACCAAGCGTGCTGGAAAAATCCAAACAATGATCAATAAAACGCTCGTTGAAAGCGGTAACAAAGCGCATGTTTCCCAACACTGTCTCAATAGGAGCTGACATGAACGTTCGTGTCTTCAAGGCAGCAACACGTCCGACATCGCGAAGTTCATCTTTAATCGCAACTTGCCAAACTGGTGCAACAAAATCTTCAGGAGGAGTCTCGTACAGTGACTCACACGCGTGCACGAGATCACCAAAAGAAGCACACTCATCTGACCCCATGTAAAAGCCCTTCTTTTTCGACAAGCGGGGCCCGGAAGACTTGACCTTATCAACCTCATAATAAACTTGACTAACAGGAATGAGGTCTTGCCGTTAGCATCCA